CTATTATCCATTGGCCCACACTCTGTCCTTTATTATCAAATTCAATAATATTAAATCTTGGAGGATTATCTTTCATGGCCATTTGTATTTTTTCAGGCTTCGCAAATCCGTCCTGCTTTATGGACGACATCTTTTTATAATATTGGGCAGTTTTTCCCTGAAGTGTTAAAGAAGCTTGAATGGCAGCTGCCGTATTAGCGCCTTTATTATGATTTACAACGTCTATTAATGTTACCTTTAAAGGTTTTGTGTTATAGCCCTGCGTGGGATATTCAATTCTTTGAAAGTCTCCAGTCTCTAACTGGTATTCTGCAGTTATGGTTTCAATCCTAGAATAGCCCGGGCGATCAAAAGATCGAACCAAATATGGCTCTATATTTTGCAAACCATCTCCCCCAAAAATAAGATCAGGAAAAATCAAAATAGCTTCATATATTCTCTTTGGCCTAGCTTCGTTGCTAGACCAAAATTGAAAAGCTTTTGGATTAAATGCTACAGGTTTTGTGTTATCAAAAATGCCCATAAAATAGCACCACCTTACTTATTCAGTAAAACCGAGTTCGCTTTGGTATTGTGCAATTGTGGCTGCCTGATTCATGCCGTTAACCATGATTTGCTCTGGAATTGGTTGGTCCGGAGAAGCTGGCGCTCCTTCATATTGGGCCCAATCATATCTAAGAGTCATCTGGATATTGACCATCGTGTCATTTTCGTAAGACAATTCTCCAAAGTTCACACCGGCAACCCACGCATTGAAGAGTGTCCATTTTTCAATGGCATTCCCTCTCGCGTCAATTTGTTGCAGGCTCGGAACTCCCAGAGCTTGAACGGCGTCTCTTTTACTAAAAGATCTTTTTGCATCTTCTTGAGTACCAGGAATGGCATAACCGGAAGCTTGAAGAGTTTTAACTATAATGGCAGATGCATCTGGAAAGACAGGATCAACTAGGCTTACTTGCATCTCTTGCCACTGAATTCTTCCAGGGAAGTGAAAAGTGTGTGCCACAAATTGATGCTGTACGGATTCAATTGTAAAATTTGGTTTTCCTGATGTTTTAACAACATAAGTGGGAATTTGATTCAAGACCAGAATCCACCTATAGCTTCTTTTCGGATCCACCGAAGTAGAATTCCAGAATTGTTCATTTTTGATTGTCATTAGTTAAAATCTCCTCTTCTATTATAAATAGAACTAAATTAAATTTTTAATCCTCAAAAGATGCTCCCGTATTTGTAATAATGAAATCAATGGCAATATATTCAATTGAACGTGCAGGTTTAATATAGATTTTTGCATACATAATGTTTCTGTCTATAAGATCTGGAGTGGTGGTTGTCTCGTCGAGAATAACCTTATAATCTGTTAAGCCTAGGCCAGCTTTCACATCTGCCAAGAACGGCTCCACTTTAGATTTAAACCGTGTCCAAGTCACCTCCACATTCTGATCGAACAAAATAGTTGCAGCAAATCTAGAAACTTGCTTCTTCAAGTAAATAAGAAGCCTTCTCACGTTGATTCTATCAAGCGCCGAAGCCCCTACTTGCAAAGTTTTCTGACCGAAGATTACAATCCCTTCTGCTGGGAAAGAAGCAATCGGGTTAATTTGATTCTCATAAAGCCGATCCCTTTGCTTGGAAGTGAGTTTCTCCTCCACGCTGACGACGGGAACTCCGCCGGCTCGATTGGCACTTAAACCTCCGCGAGTGAAACCTGCCGGAGCAAACCAAAGTTGAGAATTAGCCTCACCGTAGGACATTGCGCCGATGGCAACGACTGACGGAGGTGCCCAAAGTGTAACACCATTAATGGTATCCCTAATCTGGACCCATGGATAATAAGCACATCCGTAACTACTATTAACCTGAAGATTGTTTCTCTTTTCACTAACAACAGTCTTTACTTTCCCTCGACGGGCCACTCGCGTGCCATCCGACTCGGAAGGAGGCTGGTAGCCACCTTTAAGATCAATGACTGCCAGGGCGTCCCCTCTGTTTTCACACATATCTACTAATTTATTATTAAGTGTGTTATAAGTGAGACCAGGCATCGATGCCACATTATATTCTACAACTTCGGGGTCACTCAGGGAATCCATCGCGACCGTAACAGAGTTATAAGGAGCATCTGTTGCTTCTGTAGAGTCAGAATCCCACTGAGAATTCCTAAAGGGATCACTTTCTCTAATATTTAAGCCGTCAGCTCCACCATGTAAACAAGTCGTGAATTGTTTCCAGCCGGCTGTGTCACCTCCATAATTATCATCAATAACATTTAGATAATTAGGTAACGATGGCCCAGCGACGGTTGCAGCTTTGGAGCCGGTATGTGCAGTATAGGAAGTTCCGTTCACACGTGAACCAGATTCATATACGGCATTTGCAGCATAGCTCGCGACTGACGTCGCGATCGTAATGGCCGAATTTCTAACATCATCTAGTGTAAAAATCCACGAAGCCTCAGTGAGCCCGGCAGTTGCATCCCAACTATCAATGTCTTCACATCTCGTTCGGAGTACATCAATAACACTATCATCAAAGCGAGAGCTGTTATATGTAGTATCTACCCCAAAATAAGCATCTTTAGGGTCTGCCAGCGCAGAGCCTTCCGACGAACTCCCTCGCAATCTTAATTGCGGGAATTTAAATCCAGCTTTGGGGCTGGAGCCAGTGGGAGAGTAGAGCAGCGCCTTATTGGTCGCGGCTAAGGCGCCGGCTGAAATCGAAGCGGTGCTATCCAGCGTACTGAGCATCGGATCAGCAACGCCAACGCTTACAAAAGCGTCGGTCGCGCCGGCAAGGGCAGCCGCTAGCGGGTCTGTTTCGAAATAGCTTCTAAGGTTACCCGAAGCTGCGGTTCCCCATCCGACATAACGAACGGGGCCATAAACACCATAGGGAATGCTTTTTTCATTAACCGTGGCGCGTTGTACATCGCTGTGTGCCTCTACGTAGACATAATTAGAAACGTTTTCAAAATCTCCGAAAGTTCTATATCTTCTATCCGTGTCATCCCATTGAACAAATTTATCACCAATTTTTCTAGCTACGTAATTGCTAGAAGCAGGGTCCAAAGTACAATTATTGTATTGTTCTAAAATAACTGGAGCAGCGTCGATATCGTTAATAGCTCGAACTACAACAGTAAAGCTTCCATATTGATTGCTGTCAAGAGGGTCTGCTGCTCTAAGATCTCTAATACCCACTTTAACCTTGCGCTGTGTTTCTTCACCCAGTTCACGGCTACATAATCTAAAAAGTTTTTGCATCTTTTCTGGGTTATAGGTACCTGGCACGACGGAGCCCGCGTCGACGCTTCCTCCGCCGGTGGTGGATAAATCTTGAGAAATAAACCATCCCGTCTTAGCAAATTGCTGTGTCGGACTTTTGGTCGGCGACATTGTAAAATTACCATGGTCCTCGGTTTCATCTGGAGAACCCACTCTCATGAGGGCGCCCCAAGTGTTGTTAGCCACAGATCCCGATATTCCTAGGGCTCCAGCGTTAGGGAAGGTTCTTAAATTACCCTCAAACGATTCTCCAAGCCAATAATTTATATTATTATCAGCGCCGACAACATCTGAATTTGTTTTAATTGGGTTTGTATTAAATACCTTTCGAATAAATCGAGGGGAGTCCGGATTAAAATTAAAAGCAGACTCAACAACAATATTATCACTCGAATCTCTAATTGTAGCCTTAAATGTCACGCCAGTGTCGACGGCCCTATAAAACGTAAAAGCAGAAGCCGTCGCCGCGTTGACAGTGGAAGCGGTCAGCGCCAAATTTCCAGTAAGCTGAATACTTCCGTTTGTCAAGTACCAAATAGCGGCTAGGGTACCTGTCATCAGGTTTGCGTCTCCGAAAACGGGGAAAGTGTGCGATCCCGACTCGAAAGCGGAGGCCGTCAGAGCGGTCGCTGCACTTGGCCCCTCACATACAAAGAGCCCATATGCACCATTATTGGACGCGGGGGCGGCACTTGGGGCCACACTATCGGCAGTCGCCCAGCCGGCATATGCGGTGGAGGCTGCGGCAGCTGCATTTGTTTGTCCCAGTAGTCTAACTACAGTTATAGGAGAGTTATTGCGTAGCCAAGCCTGGGCCGCATATGCTGCATATGTTGGGGAAGTATAATTTCCGTATCGGAAAACGTCACCGCCGGCACCTCCGGGAATCGGGTTACCAAAAACTTCTACAAATTCTGAAAATGAACTAACTTGTACGGGCTTTAAAGCAGGCCCTCGCTCCAACCTTCCAATAACAGCGGGCCCAATGGCAGCTGGTAAGGCGGGTAACTGAGAATTATCAATTTCATTAATAAAAATTCCCGGTGATATAAACTTAAATTTCTTGTAAGACATATGCTGTTCTCTCCTTTAAACAGGGGGTGCTATTTCTTTAATAAATAGTAGTACAATAAAGCAAAAACCTTTTTTAATCTCAATCTCTATAAAATCCACTTTTTGGATCAAAGTCTTGTTTATCGTCCAAAATAACGCGCTCTCTAGGTATTTTAACCTCAACTGCATTTTCCGTTTTAATAATTCGAGGGCGCTCTTGATTTTTGCCCTCTCCAATAACATATCCCAACACTTCAAAATTAACAACTGTTTGAAAAATTCTCTCTTCTTGATCGAAAGAAGAGATATTATTGTTTTGTGATAGGTCGGATTGTAAAAAAGTTTCATATGTGTGGCCATCGCGCTCTATCAAAAAAGAGTTTATATGGCCACCCAATGTAACAAAGGGTTGTAACATCTGATTCATGTGCTGTTGATAGTTCGCTTGTAACGTTACTTGATACCCAATATTCACATATACAGGTTGTGGTACCGAAAGTGTTTCTATTACCACTTTTTTATTTCTCTTCTCCGTAAGAGGATAATAAGATTGACGTCCCGGAGTTCGATGCACATTATTAAATTTTTTCTTATTTTGTGCAATTGCAAAATTGTTTGTTTTATCATTAACTATCCTTTTAGATACTACAATTCGGCCTCCTCTGGTGGGATCAGTAAACTGTGTTGGTGCGCCAAAAAATTTACCTTTTTTAACGAGGTCTCTTGTCATAGATGTTCTTTGAAGGCTTATAACAGGGTAAATTAACGTACCATCTAAACTAAATCTGTCTTTATTTTCTTTCGAAAAATAAGACCGCTCGGGGGATGCCCAAATTATATTAACTTTTGTCCACCCCTTGTTGGTATTGGCTCTGATTTGTAACTTATCCTTAACAAAATCATAAAATGCGTAATCAATTGTTTCAAAGTCGGAAGGGTTCAAAAAAGCTTTATCTAGGAGGTTATTTTGCTTTTCTAGAACTTTAGAATCACTATCAGTTGCCATCGAAAGTCCCCTCCCTTGCTTTTATGCACTTAGCCTCGGCTTCGAAAATGCGCTCTCGACCCTCCCACGCTTGGCCAAAAATTTGTCGAGGATAGTTTATAGTGGCAATTTCAAATAAGTCTTCACCATATAATATAAAATCACCTTCACGAATATATAGATCCTGATCTTCTGTTAATCTTCTTCTATGAAATTTTACTGTAAGGGAAAGTCGTTTATCAATACCTAAATTATTAACCGTAGTTGTATAACCCTCCCAAGTAACCAAAACATGAACTCTAATTGGAGATAAAAAGCTCTTTTGTATGGCCTCTCCGTATAAAGGGTGAAAATTAGTATGTTCCACACTAATAGGGTAATAAATTATTTCTTGTCCAATGACGCGTTCAATTAATTCATCATTAACTTGCTTAACTAAATTTCTTTCCTTCTCTCCTAAAAATAAAGGAGGAGGAGGAGAAGCTGGTTGTGACCATTTAGTTTTGTCTGTTGGGTCTGCCACTTATTTACCCCACAAAAACCTTTAAAGGTATTAATTTATTAATTGTGTTTACGGCTTCCATAAGGGTGGCATCTTCTGCCATCAGTTTAGTGTAGGTTAATTCATCCAGAGTTGTTCTTAATTCTTCTCTTAGTTTTTCTTGCTCTGTCTGTGCTTGGGTTAAAAGTGCGGGGCCGTCGAGGGTCACACTTTCGCCCGGAATTGGTATGGTTGTAAATTTACTTCTAATATTTCCTAAAGTTTCTTTCGAAAGAGACAAAGCAAACCTTCTAATCCATTGTTTGCCTATTGCATTAATATTTTCATAAGGCAGATTTTCATAGGGAAGGGTATTCATGTTATTAATACCCTCAATCCCTGATTTTCCGCCGCGCCCCGAAGTGTCGCTTTCTTCCCAAGGATCAGAGTCAACAAAAAATTCTATCCAATATTTAGAAGGGCCCGCTTGATAGGCATCCGGAAAAATACGAAGTCTATTATTCTTGATTTCGTAGGAATACTGTGAATTTCTTGTATAAATCGCATCCTCAAAAGCCATAGATTGCGCTTTATTCTGCCATGTTGGTATGATTTCAAATGTTGAATCATCAGCCCACTGTCCATAACTAGCCAAATTCCCAACTGTATTTATGCCCCCATAATACCCATAAAACCTCCACATGGCCTGGGGCGTTTTATAAAAAACTCTTGTTATATTAATTCGTTTATCGCCCACTTGACCAAAAAAAGGAAGTGACGCAGTGCCGGCTGCAGAAGAAGACACTATCTGTTGCAAATCATAATCTTGTCGACCCGATACTGCATCGAAGGAAGCAGAATAAATGGCTACCTCTCCGCCGAAACCAACTTCTGTAGAAACTCCATAACCCACGCGTCGAGAATAAGCAAACTCAAACCGTGGAAATTTCAAATTAATATTTTTGCCCGCAAGGGAATCTCCAGTCTGGAGTTGCCCATCATGATCAAATGTTCCGGTGGTTGCGCCTAGAAGGTCAGAAAGTGCATTTTTAGCTTGATGAATATTAAGAATATAAGAATATTCCAAAACAGATTCTTCATAAGAAGCATAGATATTATTATCAGTTAATTCAATATCTAATACGTCCCCACCTAGCTTTTTATACGTATAGGAT